GGATGTTGACCTCCTCTGGATCAACGATCTCAATCTCGATGGGTTCTTCTGCCTCGGCTGCCTGCGCGATGCCGACGGGGTTTTGGTAGAGGGCTTTGTCGATGTTGGTAGCCATTGTGTGTCCTTAATAGTAGGCACGAGCCCGTCGTTTGAAGAACCGGGGCTCATCTGGCTCATCGCTTTCAAGCGCAATAAAGCCACCCTGCCTAAATCGTAACAGGGCCTGTGAGGTGGTGTCCACGTAGTCGTCGTTCTCGCCGTTGGGAAAGGACGCCACCTCCTCGATGACCTCCCGCGCCCAGCGCGTATCAGGCGCCCAGACCATCCCAGAGGCAAACAGGTCCGCAATCGCGTTGACCCGGGTAATCTTGTCGTTGCCCCGGCTGGGGTTTGTCTCCTGCACCGGGATGCCTGTCTTGCGCAACTCTTGGATCAGCGGGGCCCCAGCGGCTTTCTTCTCCACGATGAACGCATCGGGCTGCCACTCCTTGTAGTGCTTGAGGGCCACCTGCTTTAGCTCTGGGAACGCCATCCTGTCCTTGAACGCATCGAGCAGGATAATCTGCGCCTTGTCGTTCTCTTCCTCGTTGTAGAAGACGCCCCATGTGGTACACGCCGAATAGTCGGCGCTGGTTTTGGCCTCGAAGGCCGTATCCCAAGACTGGATCACGTAGTCGCAGCGCGGCGGATCGTCTGCCTCCCATATGCGCCAAAGCCTTCTGCTGATGATGGCCGCGTTGTTAGACACCGGGTTCTGCATGTACTGGGCGTTCCAATACTGCGGGTCGAGCGAGGCTTTCTTCTGCTTGAGCGTCTCCAGCGGCCACTGCTCTGGCCAGAGCGATTTCTCGTTCTCGGTGTCCTCGTTCAAGATGGCCGGAAGCTCCACCACCTCCCACGGCTCAGACTCGGGGTTCTTGGTCTGGTAGTCAAGCAGGCGTCCGGTCAGGTCGAGCTTGCCCCACCTTGTCATAATAATTAGTATGGACCCCCCGGGCATCAGACGCTGCAGCGGGCCCGTTTGGAACCAACTCCACGCCGTATCGAACGCCAAGCGGCTGTTTGCTTTTACGTCCTGCTCAGAGTGTGGGTCGTCAATCACAAACAAGTCAGCGCCCCGTCCTGCCAGAGCACCGCCTACACCAGCGGCATAGTACTGCCCGCCCGCGCCCGTGGACCACTTGCCCGCAGCTTTCTGGTCATCGGCCACCTTGGTGCCCGGGAAAAGTTCTTGGTAGTCCTCACCCTCGATCAGGTTCCTGACCCTGCGCCCGAAGTCCTCCGACAGGCCCGCCGTGTGCGTGCCCATGATGATCTTCTTATCAGGGAAATTACCTAGAAAGAACGCCGGGAACAGGTACGAGGAAAACTCGGACTTACCCATACGAGGCGCGATGTTGATGATGACCCGGCGCTTTCTGCCCTCGATCACATCCTTGAAGATTTTGGCCAGCTTCCTGTGGTGGGGCCCGACCTTGAAACCCGGGTAGACCGACTTGGCAAACTCAATCATGTCGGTCTTGGCGCGGTTCTTGTGGAGGAAGTCTTCCTTGCCGTCAATCAACTCCAACGCCTCAAGCTTCTCCTGTACGGAGAGCTTGCTCATGTTCATGAGCAGCGCCTTGGCTTGTTCAGGCGTCAGTGGTGGGTTGGTCGTCATCGGATGCGTTTGGCTCTACGTCCTCAATCTCAATGGGGGTCACATCAGTGACATCCATGAACTTAGCCAGCTTCTCTTTGAGCTTCCTGTCAATCTCTTCCTCGGTGAGGTCTGTCTTCTTGACCTCGATCTTGTCCGTGAAGAGTCCCACTTCCGTCACCTTGCCCAGCAGGCCAAGCGCCTTGAGCCGGATGTTTGCGTTGGTGCTTTGGGTTTCTTCCACCAGCTTGGCCACGGTGTAGCCGCGAAGTTCTTTGGCCTGCTGTACAAATTCCCAGTCGTATGCGGTGAGCATGCCGACAAGATGGCGTACTGCCGCCGGAGTTTGAAGCTGCGCAAGCTTGTGATGGGACCCAGCTTCCTGAGTGACCACGGCGTTGAATGCTGACCGGGCGGCCTTTTGCTCCAGATCGGAGATGGCGGTCTGGGTGTCGGGGGAGCCAAGAGAAGAGAGAAAGTCTGCGGTTGAGACCTGTGCGTCGATCACTTGCGCCGGGGTGTGTTTTTCGATGGCTGCGCCATCGTCGCCGCTGGCAACAATATCTGGTTCAAAATCCAGTAAGTGATCAAGCATGTGCGGTTTTAGGCGTGAGCCCTTGCTTACCGATGCGCTGTACTATACACTGCGTTGGGCAGTTGCCGCAAGGCATTTGCTTTCTCCTGTGGGAACTCGAAGCCCCCACTTAGCCCCCGGCAGCCACCGGGGGTTTTTTTCGTCTGGGTATGTCTAACATTAGACAAAGATAGTGTGAAAATTTTATAAAAATTTATAGGGGTGAGGTGTTTTAGTACGGAGGTATTACTGAAGATGTGGGAGCGGGTGCAAAACAGTGTTCCCGTCATGTCGTCATCGCTGCTGCCAATACCGGGGGTGGGGGTATGGTGGGGGTCGCAGACGCCCACGCCTGAGCCAGCGAGAGGGCCAAATTGTCCCCATCCATAAACTAGAAGCATCGGTAGGGGATTGGCCCCTGCTGATACTCACCTACAGGAGAACTTCCATGAGTAACCATGTCAAGGCATTTATTGCCGCAAACCCTGCCGCTTGCAAAGCGGCCTTTGCTGTGTTCGCCCGTATCGAGTCCGAGGACTTCACGATGACGCTGGCTCAGGCGGGCATCACGGGCCCGGACATACGGGTGTACGCCACGATCTATGTGGCGGAGAAATCTGGGGTGAAACCTCACCCCAGTCAGCGGGGCGGATCGCTGGTGTTCAAGAAGGACAGCTCGGAATACAACCGGGTCAAGTATCTGGTGGACGTTGCCACCGGAGTGCGGGAAGCCAGAGCCGCTGGTAAACCCAAGGCCCACGCACGCATCAGCGCAGAAGCACGGGCGACAGCCAAGGCACTCATCAAGCTGTGCGGCTCCGTGGCCGCCGCTAAAGCGGTGCTCAACGCTGTTTGATCTGGGGTTACTTTTCACCCCAGTTTTTCTCTCGATCACAGCGGGCGAGGCTGGCCCGCTGTTTCTTTCCTTGTCAAACGCATGGCCCAGCCAGCCATCGCACCCACAGGAGAACTTCCATGACAGCACTTATCAAGCACAGCGGCATCGTCCAGATCGGCAAGAGAGAATTCTCTCTGGTCGAGGAACTGCCCCTCGGCGCACACCGCCCGGACTTCTGCATCTGGCGTGTCATTGAGCGCCGCACGGGGGACGAGACAGTCCTCGCCTCAGTCAACGCCCTTGAGCGTTGGTTCGATGAGCAGAACGCTTACGCCGCCATGCGAGCAACCCATGTCAGCCATTAAAGACTACCACCTCAAGCGCCTGCGCCAGATCAGGGACGAGATGTACGCCCGCCTGCCTCCCGAGAGTCAGCGGCGTATCAACGAAGCCCGGCAAGCCCGCCTCGACTGGCAGTCTTGGCGCAGAAAACAACAAACTTTGACGTATTAAAGTATCGGGAACCAAAAAAATCGCGTCGCAAAATTTAACACCCGATTTAAAATCTCGGACAGCCGCTAACCCGCGTGGTTGCTGGCGTTTCCACCGGACACCCCCTATCTATCTATCTAAATAAAAACAATTAAGAAAGGAAAGAGTGTTTAACATACAACCACAATGCCGTTCACACACGGCAGAGTTAAAACATGTTAAAAACTCTTCTAGGTGATATGGTCTTCAAAAAAAGGTAGATGATTGACCAGCGACCCCCGGAAACCTAGTATCCATGCGGGCTGGCGGCTGTCCGTAATTTGAAAACACGTGTTAAAGTATGCGACAGACCCTTAAAATTTGTCCAAATACTGCATGCGATTGGAGTTAAACAATGGAAGAAACCATCAAACCCTCATGGCTCACGATGTCCGACACCCGTCTGCGCAAGCACTTGTCCGAGCGACTGCGCTACCCGTCAGAGATGGTCGATGTCATAGCCCAGCAAGTAGCCCAAACCCGTGAGGCAGGACGCAAGCGCAGCATCCGCAAGACTGTCCTGTTCAAGGCGTGGCAAGACCTGCTTGCCCCTGCTCGTGCCGAGCTGGCCACAGTCCGGGTACTCAAAGCGCAATTAAAGAAAGCCCCGGAAGATGTGAGGTGGGACGCGCTGTGCCAGTACGAGACTTGCATCACCGCAATCGTGGCCAAGTTAAAGAAAGTCCAAGCGGCCAACGAGCAGACGCCCATGCAGTTCGTTGCGTTCCTCAAAACGCAGGTCGGGCGCCACATACCCAACGGAGGCACGCATTGGACAGACTTCGTGCCACCCAAGCAACGCCAAGCTATCAGTCTACTGTTTGACAGTCTGCCCCCACCCCCACGAGGCAGGCGCAAAGACCCATTCATGCGCCGGATAACCCGTGCCGCGCACAAGGCGCAACGTAGTGCCTTGTATGAACAGCTTGACCGGGTGCAGGAGGCCATCGACCGGGAGCGCGAGGTGGCCACCAACAGTTTCGACATCGACCGCCTCGATGCCCAGCGTATGAGGGTCGAGCAGGCCAAGTATGCGCTTGAGCAGACACCCAGAAACAAACCCCTGCCAACCAGATGGCAGGCACTGGGGTGAATGTTCACCCCAGTTCACATATGGCCAAGCCGCACAGCCATACCGAGAGTCAATGTGCGGCACTTGTAAAAAGGAGAAAGTAAATGTGTGCAATAACAGCGGAGTACTTCACGCGATGCACGCTCAGGCAACCACAGGATGACGACCTAGAGCGTAGCAACTGCGACAAGGCAGGACAACGTGGACACACATGGTGTGGGTGGAACCACACGCTCAACCTGCCACGCTACATGGTGGGCGATTCAACTGACGAGAGCTTGAGAGTTGTACCGAAAGGAGAAAGTAAATGAGTTACCGATGGAACACCGGGCGTCTGTACGACGCCGATGGACAGCGCATGGTTGCCGCTGTGGTTGGGGACAAGCTGTTGTTCTCAGACCTATCACGCCACATCAACGGGGCGATACCGCTGGGCAACTACATACTAGGGCGCGAGGTCGATGGGTACAGCGTCGAGGCATTGGTCATGTGCAACTATGACCACGGCAACTATTCCAGCAGCAACGTGACACTCACATGGGAGGGGAAATGACTGTGCTTGTAGGCAACCAGATCGAAGGGGCGCGGCTGCTTACGCTGCGCTCAATGCTCATACTAGAGATGAAAGGGATACACAGAGGAGGGCGTAGTGCATACGCGATATTGAAGTCCGAGTACGGACTTAAAGGCACGAGAGAGAAAGTTCTCTCTCAGCTCGACGACATACGCGCCCAGTTGCTGGGCATCAACCAAGGAGAAAGCAAATGAACTGGGATAGTTTTTGTGGTGTAGTTTGTGACATGGACAGCGCCTATATGGAGAGCCTTGGCGTATGTCTTGCGGACATGCGTGAGTCCGAGGTGTTCGATGCGTGGCCCATGCTGTTGGGTTATTCACTTTGAAGGAGAAAGCAAATGAGGAAGCTCAAAACATTCACGCAAGGCGACGGCGCACATTGTGGTCTGTCTGATTGGTACGACGACGGCGAGGCAGAGCTTGCCGCTGCGCTTGCCGACCATACCCCGTTCGATACGGGTTGGTACTCCAGCAAGAAGGAGATCGCATCCGCACGCATCTGGTCAGAGGACGGCATCAAGATCAAGGTCGAGGTGTCTGTGTCTGATGACTTTGACACCCTCGGCGGAGGCTACGCCAGCACTAACGAGTGGACGATTGATGCCATCCATGCCTGTATCAGCAACGCATGGGACAAGGCGGAGTTGGACAGGGGTGAGAATCAGGAGTTTGAAGGATTCAGCGTCGGGCGAGAGGGGCGCTGGGAGGAGACTTACCTCGTCAGCATTGGGTGGGGAGAGAACCTGTCACCCCCGGGCGACAACTACCATTGGTGGGGTTGGCAATACGACGGCGCTGACGACACAGTTGGCGTGCCGCACCCTGACATCCCGGTCGAGATCGTGCAAGCGTTTGAGAAGTGGGCGAATGATTGGGCGTTTGGTCGCATCGAGGAGAAGTCCCTCACAGTTGGGGAGTGGACGATCACCCCGTGGAGGGATACTCGCCCGCAACCCGAAGACCCCAACGACTACGCTGGGATGGGATGGGTCGGCCATGATGGTCGCCCGTAATTTGTAACCAAGGAGAAAGCAAATGAACATAGAGATAGAACCCATTGGCCGCATCCTGCGCGGCATCGACGGCAGCGACGAGTATGTTCTGGTGCACTGTGACGAGGACACAAGCCCAGAAAGTATTCGACGGCATCTGCTTGACATTTGGGCATGGGATTCAAAAAGGCCGGGAGGTTACTTCTGCTCTGGTGTAGATGTCATCCCACACGCAAAGGACGGCAAATACATCGGCATCATCTACCACCGCTATGACGTTTAACCAAGGAGAAAGCAAATGA